CCCTAAAGGTAACCTTAATGAATGTGCTGCAAGTTGTTGATATTCAGATAGAAAAAATAAAGGTAACCCGGTTTTCCAAAAAGGTAACCCGGCGGCCGCCTATTGTGCTAATCCCCGATTAACATAAAAAAAAATAAAAGCGTCTGGTATGCTAATTATGTTCAAATCACTATTAAGAGGTACACCTTTTGACAATATGTAATAAAAACAACAACTTAGACCGTAACTTTCGGGTTACCTTTAGGTTACCTTTTACCATTCTTCACCATTTTTTGTGTACACCTTGGGTACACCTTTGGACTTAGACCCCTAATCGGGTAAATTTTGACAATAAGCGACAATAACAAGCGAGAAACGGGCATGACAGATAAAAAAACAGGAATCAACCTCGGAACAGGAGATAACAAAATATACCTCATGTGGGAGCGACATTGGTTAAGTGAATGGGGAAATCTTGATGTCTGCGACAAGAAGGTACTGGCAGCGTTATACTGGGAAGAATTAACAGATATTCAGAAATCTGATTTCTCTGACTCCGAGTACATCTCATTACAAAAACTTAAAGCCGCCAAACATGCTGAACTTATGTCTGACCCCGTTAAGATGAAGAAAAACTTCTTGGAAGGCGCTGCTCCCTTAATTGATGAAATGATTGCGCTGGCAAATGGGAAGAAGAAAAATACTACTAAAGACACAGATAACGAATCTTGGGCTAAAAGAGAAATTTGGGGCGTCATAAAAGAAATAATTAGCAGAACTGATAATCCTGCGCCTATGATGGATTTGAAAGGCAAGACTATCGATGACCAAATAAATCAAGTGCTAACAAGCGTATCACAAGGTAACATCACAATAGCTGATGCCAAGGAATATATGGCGTTAATATCATCTGGGTTCAACTTACAACAGTTGCCTAAACTTTTGGCAACACTTGAGAAGATTGAGAATAAGTAATGAGTTACGATTCACTGATTAAAAGAATTAAAAAAGCGATTGAAGTGGCTGAAAATAAAGAAATGCCAGTGTCAGTCCATAAAGTAACTGTTGATGATGATATATCCAAGCTCTCGGGTTTAGTCGTCATTCTCCATCCTAGCTATACATCATCGAAAAGTGTTGGGTCAAAAACGACATGATTTCTATAGTTTAATTATTTTTATAAACATAACTATTAAAATCAAGGCAGACAAATTTTAAACAGGGTACAGCACCCTATAAGAGCTTACATAGTATGGGAGTGGCTTTAAATCATAAAACCATCTTACACAAGCTCTCAGGAGCTTACAAACAATAATCAAGGATATATAAATATGACGTTAGAAGAACAAGCAGCGCTATCTTTTCTAAAATCAGAAGGGTTCACAGTTATTCATTTAATCGACACAAAGAGAAAAAGAATGATGAAAGTAGAAAAAAGCAAATGAGCTAATAGAAGATATGCTTGCACTACCATTAATGGATTCTGAGATATTAAAATACTTAGAGCGACATAAATATCTATAATTGCTATGCACATGGTGGGTATTTGGAGATATAAAAAAGGAGAGGCCGAAGCCTCCCCAAAGGTGAAACTGTTTTAAACTAAGTGGCTACATCGTCACATGATGGACAGGTAACATATGAATTCTTATTGTCGATAGCAATCTCTTTGTTAAACAATAAACATACACCTGCTCTGGCGAACATGCATTCATTACAATTCCCTTCGCTTGTTCTACTGATAATAACCGGTATCTCCATTATCATGTTAGCCTCCGTTGACCTTCACCACCAACTCTAGCACCGGGGTTTAGTCCTTGTCCGTATGCTCTACCCTCAGCGCTACCTTTCTTTCTCTTGGTATTCTTGAGGTTTGCAAAGTTTGCATCTACAAATGCACTTGCTGCGGCCAACTGCTGCTTCTTCTGGTCTATGACCATTAGGCCAGTACCCGGCAGTATCTCTGTGGTATCCTTGTTACGTTCAGTAGTGATTCTTCTACATACTTCTGCGAGGCCATCTGCTGCCCCTTGTTTAAATGCGGCATTCTCACCTTTACACTCTTTCTTAATCTGGTCAATCAACTGGTCGATAACAATGGTGGCTGTCATTCTGTTGGCGCCAGTACCAATGATTAGAGATTTTGGTTCAGGCCAGTTATAGTCAAAGATAATACGGCAGTTATAGAATCTACTGATTGCTCCAATGATTGTCATACTACCGGGAGTCTTGAGGTTGTACTCAGCAAATGTACAGAACACTGTTTCATCGTGGCCTGTCAGTTGGCTCATTTCAAGTGAGTGCTTGGATAACATAGCATTAGCCATTCTTAATGCATTCTCTGATTCTGCACCAGTTGCACCTTTGTCATTGGCTAGTGCAAATAGCTTTCTAATCTTATCGATAATTCTGTTTTCTTTATCTTGTGTTGACATATTTTCACCTATGTACGTTGATTGTTGTTTTATGCATTATTGCATTTCATGTTTATTATAACAGATGTAAATTGCGATTACACATTAATTTCTATGGTAACCTCTTCATCAAAATCAAACATGCGGGCTAAACTCAAAGCTTGAACATCTCCGATACTTATGACTTCTTCCTGATACTTCATGTTAGATTGCATAACTACAAAGCCCCAACCAACTGACTGTAAGATGTATAATTTACCATCATCCCCATCAACAAACAATACCTTTCTGGCATATGTCATTTTCTTTGGAGCATTGACTCTTCCGGTCTTAGGGTTGACTGTGACACGAACTGCACGCTCCTTCCCTTTACCTTCCTCAATACTGAATGTTGCTGTGGTACGTTTACTGTGACTGTAAGGCCAGTCAGTTATGATTACTTCTCTACGTGGGTTTGAATACTGCATTACTGTTCACCTCTGGTTTTAAGTCTAATGATTCCATCGTTAAATGCTTGATGGACTATATATTCTTTTACATATCTTTCCATTCCGTTGAAAGCAGATTTGTTCAGTTTGTTTAAACTATTGCTAAAAACTACAAATAGTTTGTCATATATATCATGAGCTTCGTTTTGCTCATCTGCTTGACATAGGAGACATATCCCATAGTCACGGTCTTGGTCTTGGTCTACATAGCCCTCCCAAGTTTTGAAGTTGTAACCACAACAACCGCACCTGAGAGTCTTTGACCTAAAACCAGTCATTCTTAACGCACTTCTGATAGAATTCAGGCCATTCTGCGGTTATCTGTTCTTCTGTAATACCATACGGCTCAAGGTTATCTACAACATTACTTGTGTCATTCGTTATCTGACACTCGTGATTGCCTAGCTCTCTATGTATAATAGCCTTGACCCCATTTTCTGCTATGTCAAGCTTAACAGCGTCATCATAGATTGTTTCTAAACCAGCAAGTAATTCATCAACACGTTCTTTAGGACAAATCATTCCAGTGCCAAGAGTATTGTAAACTACGTCCTTAACCTTGGCTTCATCAAATTGCTTTTGACTGAATGCGAAAAAAGCTCCTGTAGATTTGAATAGCGCTGATTGCTTATCATTCATATAATCAGATAAATATTTCATAATTTTCACCTTTCCCCGTTAGTGGCTATTTAACTCAGATACAATGATTTCTGCCGAGGATTTATTCTCAACATTTTTTACAAAGTAATGATTTTGATTACCATCATCATCAGTTACTGTCCTGATAATATCAAATGTTCCGTCACCATCTTCTGCATAACTATATTTAGTTTTCATATCTCACCTTGTTAATTAATGTTTTTGTTTTCTTAGATTTCAGGTACATTATAGCAACCTGAAATGACGGCCACAAGGGTCAATTTGCCGTGATATTAGTTCTTGACATTTGTATTTACGTGTGGTTTTATTAGGGAGAACCCCCATGCGAGGCGGGCGTTACGCAGGCATATATTGCAGACAATAAAAAAGGACTCCAAAGAGTCCTTCCTTATTCCTGTGCTACCGGGAGGTATTATTTAGCAGCTTCATTTTCTGTTTCATCAGCGTCCCAAGTGATATCGCCATTCCATACTTTAGCAAAGTGAACAACGTTCAATGCTTGAGTAGAGTAAGCTTCTGGGATACTTTCTTTATGACAGAATGCAACAACTGCTTTCTTGTCAGCTTCACGGTTGTCCAAGATGAATTTCAGAATCTTGCCATAATGACCACCAAACCCTGCTTTGCGAGCTTTAACAACTCGTGGAGCTTTTGGTAATTCAATTCCAGCCCCTTTAGCCCAAGTGCGTAGCGATCCCATTGCCTTGCTTTCTGCAACCTTCAAAGATTTGGCAAGTTTGGCAACGATCTTAGCCATATCTTCAACAGAAGCAACTTCTGTAACGCCTTCCATCAATTCAACAGTCTTTTCTTTGCGCTCTTTGCTAGTTAAGCGAAGACCTTTATCTTTAATGATGTCATTAAAGGTTGTACGCAATTCACCAAATGGAATGCCAGTTTCAAAAAGTTCTTGAAGAATAGCATCGTCACTTTTACCTTCTTTGAAGCCATTTACGATAATGGCAGTATTTTCTTTCTTACCCATGATTTGTATCTCCCGTTTAAGGTTTGATTTCTGGAAAATTCCAGTTTTGAGATTATATCACAATATTTAAGCGATTGCAACATAATTTCTATTACACTCAGCAAACTATTTTGCCTTATGCGTTCTTGCTATAAACTACTATAAAACTAAATAAAACTTTCAGGATGGAGTATAACATAAAACTCAAACGTATCAACTATATTTCTCATTTATTTATAAATAGATTTGAGCATCAAAAATTTTAGGCGGATACGCATATAGATATTTTTATGTTACGGACGCTGCATATTTAACTAAAACAATTTGACGGTTGGGAGCGTTAGGCGGATACGCATATAGAGAAATAGCCATTTTCAGACGACGCTTTTGGTAGGTGTATTTTTGACGTTCCGTCCGTTACGCTTTTGGAGTTGGCATGATTTTTGATTTTTTGAAACTTGGCATGATTTTTGGTGGGCAATTTTTGTGCCAACTAGTGATTTTTTCAACGTTAAATTAATTACATTATTTTTATAAATAACACTTTAAAACAGTGCAAAATGTTTTTAACCTGCTATAATAAACACAAGAGCAAGGCAAAAGCCTGTAAGTTATCTCTTAACATAAGGTGAAAATTATGAAAAACATTAAAGAAATTACAAAAGTTGTAGACCAACATTTCAATAAGGCTTTATCATTAGATGATACTGCAAATAAATTGTTTTCTCTGGGTATTCCAGTTATGAAAATCCAAGAAACTATTAATAGTGTAGGTATTAAAAATGAGTGGATTTTAACCCCTGAAAAATTGAAGGCTAAAGTACAAGAACATGTGAAGGGCAAAACAATAACCCACTTTTTAGACATTGCAGAGCTTGCAAAATCTCTGGATATTTCAAGCTTATCAGAAAGTGAAAAACAGAAAGCAATCACTGATTTTTCAGGTGTGAGTAAGTCTACAGTGACAGCAAGCAAGAAATTTAAACAGTTTAATAACTCTGGATATATGGGAGAGATTGCAAACTGGATTCAAAACAATCCAGACTTCTCACATGATGAACTATTGAACTCTGGATTGATTGCTTCTGCTCCACATAGAGTGGAATATTTTGAGGAGTTCTTAGCATATCAATCATTTTTTTCAGGCTTACAAGCTTAGTTAAAATTGAGGTTAGAAATTTTTTTAACCTCTTCTTTTAAAATTAATTTGGAGTAAATGACATGTGTAAAACTTTTCAAAATACTAGTAAATTGTTTGTGAAAAAAAATGGTACTGTTACAGAATATGATATAGATAACAGACAGACAATGACAGACCTTAAAGAGACTTTTGGTGGTGCTTTAAAGTATGATATAAGAACAAGCACTTTTTCTGTTAATCTTACATGATATTATTTATTAAAATAATTTTATTAATAATAATTTTATATTTTATTTTTAAAAAATAAATAAAAAAATAAATTTTTTTAAAGCCTAGATTTTTTCTAGGCTTTTTTATTCCCCTAACAAAAAATTCCTTGCCACATTCACCCCATGAAAATTTTTATTTCTTGAACGCCATACCTCGCATTGAAAATTGAAAAACACATTTAAAAACCATACCCCTTGCAACCGGGTCATTCTTATGTTATAATCCACTGAACATGAGAAAATATGAACGTTACTAAAACTACTAGGAGAATATATTATGCTAACTATTAAATGGACACAGCCAAACGGTACAATAAGTATCTTCGAATCTAAAACAGCATGTGTCTTAATTCCAAAAACAAAAGCATGGGATGAGTTTGAATCAGATAACCCTGACCTGATAACACACAATATGCGTGGGTTGGTTATGTATGATAATGGTACAATTCATGTATTTATTGGAGATGCACACTTATATATCGTTAATGAAAATGGCAAGACAATAAGTTCGGTTTAGGAGGTTACCATGAAAGCAATCCCAATGATTCTAACGACAGCATTTGGTTACAAAGAATGTGAGCCAGAAAATGCGACACATCTTCACCTAAACTTCCCCAGTCCGGCAGGGAGAATAATAATTCCAGTAATGATAGGTGGTACTAGACAAGGTACACCTAACTGGACTTGGAATGGAGACATTAATTCTCCAACACTAAAACCAAGCATCTTAACAACAAATCATAAACTAAGATGTCACTCCTTTGTAAACAATGGTAAAGTACAGTTCCTTGATGACTGTACACACGATCTTGCAGGTCAAACATTAGATATGTTAGAGGTAGAGTAACATGCCAAACTGGATTAAAAGATTATTCTGTAAAAAACACGGACCAAGACTTAGATATTCTGGAATATGCAAAATAGGATTCGTTTGTGAATACTGTGGTCATGAATGGTACGAAGATAGAAAATATAAGAAGAGAACATAAATATGTCCGCAACAGGTTACCTATTACACTTACCATTCCCTCCATCCATAAATGATTATTACGGAATGCGGTGTAATGGAAGGGCACCCCATAAATATATAAAAGAAGCAGGTAAGCTTTATCGAGTAGCAATACTTGAAATAATCCAAGCTAAAGACCTAGAACTAAGAGCAAACATTCCATTAGAAGTAACGATAACTTGGACACCACCAGATAAAAGAGTACATGATATAGACGGTCCTTTAAAATGTCTATTTGATTCACTAACAGAAGCAAGTTTTTGGCAGGATGATTCTTACGTTAGAAAGTTACATATAGATTACGCCTACCCCTCGAAACATGGTTCTGTATTGGTTTACGTTGAGGCATTATAAAATGAAAAATATCGACTTAGGTTATGAACAGTATGGAACAGGTTACATGATAGCAGATTATTCTGACCCTAACAGAGTTCGCTATTGCGGTACTAATTTTTATTGGAGTGGACAGCCTGTTATAGACGACCCATTTGAGTCGAAGGAATTAGCAGAGTCAGAAGCATTTAAATACTTCACAGGTAAAACAGATTTAGAACGGCATACTTATATGAACAACACAGGATTAGCGCCATGAAAAAATTAAAACAAGGTCAAACAGTATACACAGTATATTTCGATTTTAATCCAAGAAAATATGTGTTGTTTTCATACTTTTTGTATAGTCAGAAAGAACCACTACCACCAGAAAATTGCGTGATAGAAAATATGCCAGTATCACTGATGAATTTTATACATGAGAATAACCCTCAAGATTTTATTACTCACTCAAGACGCAAAGCAGAAACTCGTCTAAAACAAATGAGACTTCAATATGAAAAATAACAATGTCATAAACTTATTTCACTCAGATAAGACAGTGGATACTGTCACTGAAATGCTAGAAAGTGCTGTTAAAGATGCAAAAGATAATGTAATTATCAATTGTATGATAGTAATGGTTGACGATGACGACACAGTAACATATAGTTATGCAAATTTTTACAGAAAAGTAACTATGATTGGCGCCATAGAGAAGTTGAAACATATTTATATTGAGGATGATGAGAATACTTAATGTCACAAAGGGTAATAGAACTTACAGCTTCACAAACCGTATTTGTTGAAGATGACTTCTCTAAGGCTATTGCTTTCGTTACAGGATTTGGAGGTGGAAAGACTTTCTCATTAGTTACAAAGTTGGTTGACGTCAAAACATCATATCCGAAGGTTGACCTCTTATATCTACTCCCTACTTATTCAATGTTCCGTGATATTTTATTCCCAACACTTATAGAAGTGTTAGATGGAACCGATATAAACTATAAAATCAATAAAACTACTGGTGAAATTTTTTTTGCATGTGGTGGACGTGTTATTTTAAAGTCTATGGACAATCCAGATACCATCGTTGGAATGAATGTTTTTGCCGTCTTCCTTGATGAGCTAGATACACTCCCCACAGACAAAGCAAGGACAGTTTGGCAAAAGGCATTAGCTCGGGCAAGAAAGAAAGTTAATGTATTTGAAGAAGATGGTAAAACAATCAAGCTAGATGACAAAGGTGAAGAGATAGAAAGAGTTAATCAAATGATCGTTGGTTCAACGCCAGAAGGTTATCGTCTACTCTATCAATTATTTGAAAAGGACAAGCCAGATAATTATACACTGATTCAGGCCAGCGGTTATGAGAATATTCATTTACCTAAAGATTACTACGACAATCTGAAAGCGATATATCCGCCTGAGTTAGTAGAAGCATACATCAATGGCAAGTTTGTTAATATGGCCGTAGGTGCGGTATATAAACAGTATGATAGAGAGAAATGTGATACTGACGCATTGTATAGAGATGGTGAGACAATTCATATATCGATGGATTTCAATGTAACCAATATGAATGCAGTAGTATTTGTTGAGCGAGACCCTGTATTTACTGGTAACCCATTATTTCACTATGAAGGTGCAAAAAGTTTCCATGCGGTTAGGCATTTGACTAATATAATGGATACACCTGAAATGATTGAAGTGATTAAAAACAGGTATCCAAGGTCGCCAGTTTACTGCTACCCTGATGCGTCAGGTAAGAACACATCATCAAAAGGTTTTACCACTTCTGACATATCACTCCTAAAAGATGCCGGTTTTCATTGCAAATATCCACAGAAAAATCCTCGTATCATGGAAAGAGTTCAAAGCGTTAATTCTTCATTTATGACTGGATTAATTAAAGTTAATGTGAGAGAATGTGACAAGGTGGCTGATGCTTTAGAGCAACAGGTATTTAACAAGGCTACTGAGCTACCAGAGAAAACGTCTGGTAGCTCAATTGATGACATCAATGATAGTTTTGGGTATTTCATACACATGAAGTTCCCAATCAATCGTAAAACAATGAAAACTAAAGACATAAAAGGGTTTTAAATTATGGCTGATACAGTAGAATTGAATACACCACCTATGAATAGTGCGGTGCTTGGTGCTCAAGAAAACATCTTGCAAAATGCTACAATAAGAGCTGGAAGAAAAGCACTTATTGCAAATCGTGATACATACTTCGTTAGACTTGATACACAATCTGATGAACAGTTTAAAGCTATGGTTCAGATGGCTCCGATGTATGTTCTCTACCCTAAAGTAGTTGACGGGTTCTCTGGTACAGTGTTTGCTAAAGCGCCAGTAATGAAAGAGGTTGAGTTCACAGAAAAACAAAAAACATACAATAAGAACTGCGATATGCTAGGCAATAGCATTGACAAGTTTAGTGAAAAGGTTATCAACACAGTATTTGAAGATGGTTTTTGTGCATCACTTAATGATTACTCTGATACAGCAAAACGTCCATTCTTACGATTCATTGCACCACATCAATTCATCTCTTTTAGAACAAGTTCAATTGACGGGTTTCCTGTCATCACTCAATTCATCTATGTTGAAGAAGTAGAAATTGATAATCCAGATAATGAGTTTGATACAGAAGTTAGAAATCGCTACATTGTATTAGACATCAAAGATGAAAAGTATAGAGTACGCAAGTATGTTACAACAAGTGTAAAACCTCTTGTAAAAGTTGACATCACTGAAAAGATGACTCAAGAAGGTAAAGACATCTATCCTATGATGGATGGTAAAAACTTCAAAACTTTACCTGTTGTTATTCACGGTATAAATCAAAACAATTTCAGTATTAATAAATCGCCTTTGCAAGATATTTCAGATATGAATATCAGTGTGATTCAGCGAGTTATTGACCAAACATACATGCTACACTGGACAGCATTACCTACACCTTGGGTTACAGGTGTTGATGAGAATGATGCACCAGCAACAATCGGTCCGTCAAAGTTCATTCATATATCAAACCCAGAAGCAAAATTAGGTATGCTAGAATTTTCTGGTAACTCAGCAAGAGCACATCAAGACTTCGTTGATAACCTAAAAGATATTATGGCAAGCATGGGAGCGCAGATTCTCAAGAAAGAAGGTGTATCAAGAGAGACAGCAACTTCCGTTCTTGTTAGAACTGCTGCACAAACATCTTTAATTTCCACACTGGTCAATAATGTATCTGGTCAGCTTGAAAATCTATTAAGAGTACACTTCACTTGGGGCGGTAATACAGTTAGTGAGAAGTTCTCTTATAAATTGAACGATGACTTTATCAAAGTTGATATGGAACCGAATGCTCAGATAGCGTTAGTTAAATCTTGGTTGGATGGTGCTGTATCTCATAAGACAATGTTTGATAAGATGAAAGAAGGTGAAATCATTGATACAAACAGAACCTTCGAAGAAGAGATGGAATTAATTGGAAAGAATCCGCCTCCTTATTTTGAGAAGGTTATTGACCTTGCAAATGCCATCAAGCTACATCAAAAGACTGGTGGCAATGAAGAAGGTGGAACAGGCGGGCCGGGTGATGGTAAAGGTGATGGTACTAAAGGTAGTGATTTAGATAATGGCAATGTGAACAATAAACAAACTGATTAACGCAAACACACAGGAGAAGTAAAATGACTTTTGAAGAAATGAAAAAATTGATGCCCGATGCATCTGATGAACTAATCAAAGCTGCACTTGCAGCAGTAAATGCTGATACTAAAACTCAGATTGATGCTGAAACAAGTGGTCTGGTAACAAACAAAGAAAAACTGTTAACGCAGATGGATAAGCTGAAAAAGAACCAAGTACCAGAAGGTTTTGATGTAGAAGGTTATACAACCTATACAAAAGAAAAGGCAGAGTTTACCAAGAAGCAGCAAGAACTTGCCGACCAAGAGCTTGAAGGTAAAGGTCAATGGGAAGCATTGAAGTTACAACTCAATGAAACTCATACCAAAGTTGTGACCGACTTAACTACTGAATCAAGTGCAACTATTGCTTCATTACAATCTGCTCTTGATAAAGAGTTAATTGAGAACAGCTTGGTTAAAGCAATCAACGCTGAAAAAGGTAACTCTTTATTCTTGTTACCTCATATGAGCGGTCAGGTTAAAACTGTGAAAGGCGAAGATAACCAGTATACTCTTCAAGTGGTAAATGAAAAAGGTGAGCAGCGCTTTGCTGATGACCAGACTACGCCATTTACTCCTGCTGATTTGGTTGCTGAGTTTAAAGCTAAAGACGTTTATGCTCCTGCGTTCCCTAACCTTAACTCTGGTACTGGTGACCCTGATACAGGTGGTAAGGGTGGTACTGGCGTCAATCCTTGGAAGTCTGACAGCAAGAACATCACAGAGCAAGCCAGAATCACCAAAGACAATCCTACCCTTGCTACACAGCTTAAAAAGGCTGCTGGCGTACCAGCTTAAAACACTGGCATAAAATAAATATAGCATAACCACAATAAGCGCTTGACTTATATACAGTGGTTATGCTATTTTATGCCTAATGCTACACATTCACGTTATGGTTTGGCCGTAACACCCTTGATTTGGTCAAGGAGGAATAAATTAATTTTTATATACTCTTTGGCGATTTTCTCCATTGAGTCAACAAACCTTAACGGAGAAATAAAATGGCCGAAGTTCGCCTCGTAGACATCTACGAACCAACAGCATTCAATGCTGCTGTACAAGAAGCAGCAACCGAAGCAAATCGCTTCATCTCATCAGGTATTCTAGTTCAAGACCCTCGCATTGATGCAATGGTTGGTGTTGGTGGTATGGTTGGTGAGTTACCAAACTTCAATCCAATGACAAATGACGAACCTGATTACACCACTGATGACCCGGGTGTTGATTCTACACCAGCTAAAATCGATAGTGCTACTCAAATCTATCGTCTGGCCAATCAACACAAATCTTGGTCAACTATGGATTTAGCACGCCAATTGGCATTACAAGACCCTCTTGGTGCAATCACTAATCGCATTGGTCATTACTGGGCTGTAAACTCTCAGCAACGCTTAATCTCTTCTGCTGTTGGTGTATTGGCTGACAATGTTGCCGCAGATAATTCTGATATGGTAATTGATGTATCAATTGCTACTGGTAATACTGCTGCCGCAGCTAACCTTATTCATGCTGATGCAGTAATTGATGCAATGGCTACATTAGGCGATGCCGCTGGTAAAGTTACAGCACTTGGTATTCACTCTGTTGTATATACAACTCTGCAAAAACTTAATTTAATCACTTTCATCCCAGATGCTCGTGGCGAAATTACAATTCCAACTTATCTTGGTCTTACTGTAGTTGTTGATGATGCACTACCAGTTGTAGCTGCTGCTACGAATGGTTTTGTCTACACTTCAATCTTGTTTGGTCAAGGCGCATTTGGGTATGGTACTGCACCTGCTCTATCTCCTTCTGAATTAGAACGTAATGAAAGTGCTGGTAATGGTGGTGGTCAAGACATCTTACATTCTCGCTTCAATGAGATTGTTCATCCTCAAGGTTTTGCTTTCTTGTCTACTGCGATTGCTCAAGGTATCTCTGCAACTCGTGCACAGCTTGCAGCAGCTAACCAGTGGGATCGTACTTATACAGATCGTAAGAACATTCCATTAGCATTCCTGAACACTAACGGTTAATCCATTAGTATCATGTCACAAAAGAAGGCTGCAATGTAGTAGCCTTCTTTTTTCTAATTTTATAAAGGTATTTATTCATGCTTAACAGAAACGATGAAAGAGAAGGTTTTGGAGTTGCTGATGTAGTAAGTAACGCTAGTGCATTGGTTGCATTATCAACATTCTCTGTTGTTGGTGACGTCAATGAATGGGTCAATAACGATAATGTTGATTTGGCAACTGCTATATTAACATTCACACCATCATTAGCTCCTACTGCTGGTGACACAATCAAATTATATGCAAGTAAAAATTTGGTAGATGGGGTTAATAGTGAGAAATTTCCATCTTTAACCAATAAGCAACAATTACTTGCAACTTTTGCCGTTGATTCAAGCAATGCTCTGGTTCAGACTTTGACGGCTGAAATTCAATTAGATAACTGTAATTCAAGACAAGGTTATTTATTTGCAATTGAAAGTTTATTAACTACAGCATTGATTAATATAAATGCTGGTTGGACTTTAACAATCACGCCTAAAGCAAAAGGCACTAACTAAAATCAACACAGGATGAGGTATAAAATGTCTATTTTAGATGATGAAAATAATGAAGATTTAAATGGTGAAGGTACTGATGTAGAAAATACAGAAGTTACCGACACTGAAAATGCTGATGCAGAAGTTACCGATACAGAAGATACTTCTACTAATGCGGTTTTAGATGAAGAAGCTACATTAGAAGAGGTTGAAGTTGCAAAACCTACTTTGCCAGAAATGCATGCGTCAGCTCGTAAAATTCGTGAGAACATCAAAGAGCAAGAAGAAGAATCTAAAAAGTAATTTTTAGTTCTTGTAGATTATAACCCATTTAGCAATTTTGTTTTATGGGTTATTTTTTAAAATGAAATAGGAGAATTGCCGTGAGTATAAACACGGTAAACCAAACATTAGCTAAAATAAATGATACTGCATTCCCAATAGAATTATCTGTTGATTCTAATGGTGGCATATCAGGGTTAAGCGTCAATATATCAATTCGCAATTCTATTGATTCTATATCATACTTAGATTTTGATGATAACACATTTAAAACAGTTGGTTGGGTTCAGAAGTCTACAGCATTATCTGATTTGTTAAATGGGTTTTACAGCACTAATCTTAACATAAACGATATTACAAATATTCCATCTGATGGGCATTTAGTTGTTGAATATACTATAACTGGTTCCATTGTTGGTATAGCATCTTCAATTATATCATTTGATGGAATGACTATTGAACAAGAAGCTCAATTATTTGGTATTAGTCGTGAGGTTTATATTGATACTGAATCCATTATAGCTGGTAATGGTTCTCAGAGTTCTCCATTTAATAGTTTAACCAATGCCATCGATTATGCTGAGTCAATTGGGTGTAAGAATTTGGTTGTATATTCAGATATTGTCATTGATAGAAAATTAAAGAATTTCGTTATTAGAGGTATAGGTACTCCAACTATCGACTGTAATGGGCAAGAGCTAACAAAATCTGAATTCAGTCATTGTGCAATGCAAGGTAGTTATATTGGTGCAATCACTGTTCAAGAATCTTTATTAATGAACGGGTTCTGGTTGAATGGTTTCTTTGAGAAGGTAGCTCTTGGAGGAGATTTATTCTGCATTGATGGCTCAAACATATTTATGATGGGTAATGGCTCTGCAATAGCTGGACTTGGTAGACCAACGATAAGTATGAATCCTACTGGAACGTGCAAATTAAGTGTGAGAAAGAATAGTGGTGGTTTAACAATCAAAGATTGCAACAATGCTCTTGACGAAGTTACTGTTGAAATTTCAGAAGGTTCATTAACTTTTGATAATACTAATAACCTTCAATTTGATGGACAAATGGTTGCTCGTGGCCAAGGTAAGTTTGTAGATGAAACAACTGGATTTAAAGTTTCAAACGAAATGCAATCTAAAGTTAATTGGGGTCAAGTAATAGAAAACAATTGGACTGCCGAAGAATTAATGAGAATAATTAGCTCTGTTCTTGCTGGTAAAGCATCTGGTATGGAATTTAACGCTCCTGTATTTAGAGATTTAGATGATACTAAAGATAGAGCAATTGCTACTACAGATGGTTATGGTAACAGACTTTCTGTTACAGTGGATGGTTCATAATGTTTTCAAAAAAATATTTTGGTAATACTTATTTTGCAAGCACTTATTTTGGGCCGGAAAGAATATTTGTAGAAATAATAAGATTTACTCTTTTCATTATGAAAAAGATTGGTTTTTCAGTTGAACAATAACTAGGAGATAGAAAAATGGCAGTATTTAATAAGTTTCAAACGTTTGTAGGAGATTTAGGTTTAAAAATTCACAACCTAAATGTTGATACGTTAAAGGTATATTTAACCAATGCAGTGCCAGATGCAGCTTTGGATTCTGTCAAGTTAGATTTGGCTGAAATCACTGCGGAGAATGGTTACCCTGCTGGTGGTTCTGACGTTCAGAATGCTTATGCAGAAGCCGCAGGTGTTGGTAGTTTAACTGGTGTTGATATTGTGTTTACTGCTGCTGCTGGTAGCTTCGGTCCTTTCCGTTATGCAATTTTATATAATGATGACCCAGTTGCACCTGTTGACCCTTTGATTGGCTGGTGGGATTATGGTGCGGCTGTTACTACATTAGATGGTGAAACATTTACTGTTGATTTTGGTGCTAATATCCTTCAATTATCATAATATATTTTAAAATATAATGTAGATTATTATATTTTATATTATTAAATGAAACAGGATAAATCATAATGGCAACATATAACATCACACTAGAGTTCATGGATGGAACGTATGATGCAAGGGGTAATCCTAAGACTGCATTTAACTTGGGTGATGTTGCGGAAGTCTATGACCATCGAGGTAGCCAAATAGATGGCTCAATGGTTTCACCTACAGTATTTGAATTTACTGAAATTGTAACTACTCCACGTAAGTTCTACATGCACGTTTTAGGTGTGCCTGATTTACTTGATTTTCAAAAGTTAAAAGCTGTTCTTATGGAGGAATATTTAGTTCCTGAGATTGCGGCAGTAGCTGAGCCTCACATGGTTATGGAAAGGTTTAGACGCTGGAATATTGACCGTGATGGAATGACTCCGCCTGATAAGACTTCTTTGACTAATACTAGGCAAGTAACTTTTAATTACGCAAAGTTTCAAAATGCTATCTTAGATAAGACTGGAAATAATAACTTGTTCACGGATGTGATTTTTGGCTAACGTTAATCGGTATGTAAATACAGGTTCTACTGCTGGTGGTGACGGTACAGCTAATGTCAAGACGGGTGCTACTAGAGCATACCCTACACGTGCAAGTTGGAATACATCAGAGGCTACTAACCTAGTTACTGATGGTGATATCCATATCTTATATTGTGATGGCGATGGTGGTACAGATGATACTACTAAACTCACAATGTCAGGTTGGACGACTGGCGCAAGCAATTATATAACAGTCACAAGTGGTAATTCTTATCAGTTAAGAGGTGTGAACGACTGGTCTAAGTTGTTCATAATGAATGAGGATTATTACCGTGAAGATGGACTGATATTAGAGCATCTTTCTGCTAATGCCAACACCTCAAACGGTGATTCAGTTCTTCGTGTTGATGCTGGTGGCGGTTCCATTTCAGATATAAGATTTACTAACCTCCATATTATGGGCGGACCTCGTGAAGGCGTAATGCACGCTGGTGGTGTTGCTTATTATGATAATATTTTAATAGAAGATTGTCTTGGTCAGTATGGGTTTTATTCTACTTACAATACATCAGCACCTAATGGTACAGTATTAAGACATGCAACCATTGTAAACTCCGGCACAATTGAAGCAATTGGAACACTCAATGCTAACTATTTAACTGCCAAAAATTGTTATGCACATGACAACGGTTCTACTAATGGTGGTTATGGTGCTAATGTACAAACTAATTATGTTACTTGTGCCGCAAGTGATGCAACAGGTTCAAGTACAGCACTTGATAACGTCGCATTTTCTACTGTTAATTTTGAAAATGTAACAGCAGGTAGTGAAGATTTACATATTAAATCAGGCTCAAACCTAAATGGCGGTGGCACTAATATTAGCGGCGACACTAACTATGTTTCTGCTGATTTAGATGGAGTTGCATGGGAAAACCCTCCATCAATAGGATGCTATGAATTTGTAAGTGGTGGTGAAGTATTAACAGCAGATGGTGGAACGTATACCGAATCTGGTTCACCTATAAACCTACTTTTAGATAAAAAAGTAAATGCAGAATCAGCCACTTTTTCTGAAACTGGTATAGATATAAATCTTTTATTAGATAAAATTTTAACATCTGATTCTGGTACATTTAACGAAATTGGTTCTGACGTTTTTCTTAAATTAGAAAAATCATTATTAGCAGAAATAGGTGTATTTACAGAAACCGGCTCTGATATAAATGCTTTATCTAATAAAACACTTAATTCTGAATCAGGTATATATGCATTAATAGGTGCAGATGCAAATCTGATAGGTGCAGCACCAACTATTGCGGCTGATGCAGGAGTTTTTAATCTTACCGGTATTGATGCCAATTTATTAGCAAAACGTGGTGTAACATCCGATTCTGGTTTATATGAAGAAACTGGTTTTGTTGCAATAACTTTATCTACTAAACTTATTAGTGCTGCATCAGGTAACTATATATTAACAGGATATGAAGTTACATTAATTGGTGCAGAAATTGTTTTAGCGGCAGAAGTTGGAATATTTAATTATTCAGGCTCAGTAGCGAACTTATTATCTCCTAAGATATTAATTGCTGAATCAGATAGCATAGCTTATACAGGCGCTAGTTTAAATCTTTTATCAAACCACAAATTAAACTCTGAATCAGGCGTCTATGTTGAAATAGGTTTTTCAGCAAATATTACTGCAACTAGAAACTTAACAGCAGATTTAGGCTCATATACGCTAACTGGATTTGATGCAATTTTAATTGGTGTATCAGAATCAATAATAGCTGAATCAGGCATATTTGGCTTGATAGGTTTAGATGCAACATTAACATATGTAAGTTTACCGCATACTGATTTTATAGAGTTTGATTTATATATAAACCAAACAAGCGAATTTACGCTATATAGCGATTTAGGCGTTGACAAAACACTATATTTTGATAGAATGGTAACAAAGCTATTAGAACTTTGATGTTTAGCACCTAAGTCATTGATTATAAACATAAAACTGAATTATAAAGAGAATTATAATGGCGGCAGAAGAAATACATATAGGTGACATTGGAACGGTATTTGAAGTAACGTTACTGGATGGTGAAGCTATTGTTCCTATAGGTGAAGCAACGCTAATGGAGATAATCTTTGTTAAACCTGATGAAGCTAAAACTAAAGTTGTAAACACAGCAGTTCTTTCAGGAACTGGCGCTGATGGAAAAATGCGATATGTTATAACACTTGCAAGCGAACTGGATATAAAAGGAAATTGGAAGATTCAAGGTAGAGTTATTTTACCAACAGGAACTTGGTCTACTGATATTGATAAATTTAAAGTTTACGAGAATTTATAATGGCTACAGCTACCCCCACACAAGCATATGCAACAGATTTAGAAGCAGATGGATATTTAGCGCTGCATGAGGATTGGCTTGACCTAGATAGTGAAGTCAAAGATGATGCGTTGTTATGGGGTAGATATTTTATTGATGCAAATTTTGATTGTGTTGTAGATTATGACGCAATTGATGATGAAGTAAAATATGCAAATTCATTACTCGCATATGATTATTTTATTCAAGGCGATTTATTCTTCGATAACCAAAAAGGATTAAAATCTAAAAAGGTCGATGCAGATGGTGTGCTTGTTGAGAAGGATTTTGGCTATGCTAGTAAGGATAGACCAAATTCATTGAGCAAGGTTATAGCAATACTTAAAACAGTCTGTAATCACTCTAAGGGAAGTCTGGTAAGAGTATAGAATGGGAATCTATCAAGATATACAAGATGACTTAAAAGAGGCTATGCTCGATGACCTTGCTGACGCAGTAGCTGTTCTTGTTATCACGGAAGAAGTTTCAAGCACAACATATGACCCTTTGGTTGGTGGCGGAGCTACATCAGTTCCAAATGTTTATACAATGAATTGTATAGTTATCGGAGACCATGAAGAGAATAAAGATGGTGAAGATACATCAACAGATTTTGTAAAACTGCTTGTTTTAGATAGTGATAAAACTGTACCAGAGTTTAAACCCGGCATGAAAGCAACAGTTAGGAATACTGATTATGAAATAGGAAAAGTAGGAATTGATGCAGTTGGTGCAACACATAAATTAAAATGTAGGAAAATCTAATGGGTTTCAGAGCTAGTAGCTTAGAAGAAGTTGGCGATATTATGATAGAAGCGTTTGGTAAAAGAAAACGCAGAATCATTGAAGAGCTTTTTGATAACCTTATGGAAACTACTCCGGAAAAGACTGGAACTTTAAAAGCTAATTGGTTCGTTAAAGCTGGCAAAGGCGCAGGTAGATTTGTAATAGAAAATAATGGTTTAGATGCTATAGAGCCAGAAACACCTGATTTTTCTCAATATGAGAGAGATTGGAAAACTTTTACATTATATAACAATAGCCCTTATATCGTTATTGTAAATAATGGTGAAGGCGGAAATCAACATAATCAAAACTTTATACAAGCCGCTATGGAAATGACTAAGAATGCCTAGCTTAGATAAAACAAGAGAATTGTTAGAGGTTGCACTTATTAACGGGTGGGCTTCAACCACTCCAATAAAATTTGAGAATGTTAAGTTTAACGATAAGGGTTTGAATGCTTTTATCTCAGTAATGCTTATTAACTATACTTCAAACAACGTTTGTATAGGTTCAGCAATCACAAAAAGAATCAGGCACACAGGTGTACTAGCAGTAAAGATTTATATTAAACAAAACATTGGCAGTTCACAGGCTTATGCTTATGCTGACCAAATTCGTGGTCTTATGGATAATTTAAATCAAAATAACTTATTCACCAAGGCTTCGATGACAAGGAAAAATGATGTATTAGACGATGGTTGGTTTGGCCTCATTGTTGATGTACCTTATGTATCTGACGAAGAATGATGATTATGGCCGTTCAAAATGTAACCATGCTTTTTGAACTTAATTTTACTCTTAACTTAGGAGAAAAATCATGGTAGCAAGTAGCAATTTAACGAGCCTAGCTTATGACAAAGAAACAGTGTTTGGTGTAACAGATGCTACGCCAACATTTACTCTATTGCCAACAACAGGCGGAAGTCCAGTAAACAACATTTCAACTGCTGTATCTGATGTGATTCGTGAAGATCGTCAGACAGATGATTTGATTGTTGTTGATGGCGATATTGCAGGTGACGTAAACTTTGAGCTTTCTTATGCTCCTTATAAAGATTTTATGAACTCTGTACTTATGAATGCGGCAGCACCTCGTACAATAAGTGAAACATTAGTTACAAATGATGGTACTGGTGATAATACTATTATTGGTAAAGCTGGTCTTGAAGCAATTATTTTAACTGGTGATGTATTCCGGTTAACCTCTGCTACTGACCCTACAATTGATGGTGAATACACTTGTATCGCAGCTGGTACAAATGCTGTCACTATATATCCTGCAACTGGTGCTACAGCGGCTCTTACTGATTTGGTTGCTACTGCTACTGAAATTCAGGTCAATGGTGCATCTCCAATTGAAGGTTATACAATCCGTAAGAAAGCAGATAATGCTGGAACTCCTTACTACTGGTATTACCGTGGTTGTGCAATCAATACGATGAATCTTAAATTTGCTACTGGTTCTATTTTAAGTGGCACATTTGGTATCGTTGGTCTAACAGAAGAAACTCGTACATCTGTATTAACTGGCGAAAATTCTGATATTGCTGTACCTGCTTATTCAATTTTGAATTCAGTAAGTAGCATTGGTGTTATCCGTATTGGTGGTGTGACTTTAGGAACTTGTTCTTTTGCAAGCCTAGACCTTACTATTGATAATCAGATTAATGCAGCAAAAGCAATCGGTGTGCTTGGTGCTTGTGACCTTTCTCCTTATAGCTTGATGGTTACTGGTAACACAGAAGTTTATTTTGCGAATCTTGATTTGTATAATAAATTTGTGAATGCAGAAGATTTCAGCGTTACTATCATCCTTAAAGATGGTTTAGGTAACACTATTGGCGTTGATATGCCAAAATGCAAATTTGAATCTCTTGATACACCTATCCCCGGTAAAGATGCATTCTTAATGCAATCTGGTTCATTCAAAGCATTGCGTGATGCTGTAAACAACTACATGATTAAATTAACTCGTATAGACGTTTAATCAACAACTTTGGCAATTTATTGCCTTAGATTAGCGAGGCCTCTTATGCCTGTGTTTGGGGTCTCGCTTCTTATTATTTTTTAACACAGGCATATATTTAAACACAGGAATATTAAAATGAAACTTACTCCAATTAATGGAAATACAGAAACAGAAGGTTCTGAATTTATTTATCGTGGTAACAAATTAACTGTTGCACGTTCAGGAAACACTAAGTTTAAAAAGTTGTTTCGCGAATTGATGAAACCTTTTAAAGAAGAATTTGATAGTGGTCGCATGAGCGAAGCACAATCAAATGAACTTATGATTGAATGCGTATCTCAGACAATTCTTGTTGGTTGGACTGTATTTAAAGATGTAACCGGTAAAGAACATGAGTATTCTCATAAGAATGCTAAAGAGTTACTTACTGATGATACAGATGTTTATGACGAAATTATCAAGTTCAGTGAAAATATTGATAATTACTTAACGTCAACTGATGAGGCTTTAAAAGTAAAATAATTCGCCTACTAGAATGGAATCTGGAACATGGCGAAAATATTAAGCATTACAAGAGTTTAAAAGGAGAGGATACACCTTTAAACCATATACCAGATATTGATTATGCTAATAACTGGTTTATGAATGCTTACGGAATCTTATCACATTCAGGCAATGAGAATGGTTTAATACCACTCTCAGAGCTTAAATGTTATGAGGAAAATATTGGTCTTATAGGTTCTTTTAATGAGTTTGTTATGATAATTTATGCAATGAGTGATGCTTATGCAGAGCATAGAATAAATAAAGACAAACCTAAAAAGAATGCTATTGACGTAGAAGTTAAAACTTAGGATAATTTTAATGGCAGTTGAATTTGGCGCAACAATAAAGTTAGACTCAGAATCAGCAACTCAGCAAATGAGAAAGTTTGCTGATACGTCTACTGCTGCCAGTAAAGCATTAAAACAATTACAGAAAGAAACAAGAGCTACCGCACAGGGTGGTGGTGCTAATGTATTTAGAGGTTATATAAACTCTAGTCAGAAAGCAAACCAACAAATATTAAAATCTATTACTCTTATTCACGACCAGAGAAAAGCTTTCTCAAAATTGACTGATGAGCAAAAAAGTCATATTGCACTTGCTGATAAGCTTAATCAAAAATATGATGAATCTGCTCGCAATGAAAGAAAACTTATCAATGTAAGAAAAGAGCTTCGTATTGTTACTGCCTCTGGTTTAAAAACTCAAAAAGAAGCTGATGCTATTTATAATAGAGAAGCAGAAATTTTAAGAAAATCTACCCGTGCGTATAGAGAAAATGCTGCTGTCAAAAAGAAAGCTACAGATGCACAAAAAGCTAATACAAAAGCTATCCATGATGCTTTGATGAAGCACAATAAAGAATACGCAATCAAACAAAAGGTTGCTGCTGCCGATAAACAATTAATATTATTATTAAAAAACAATAAAATAACAAGACAGCAATATAATAGATTGCTCAATGAAACTAGAATTAAAACAAAAATGCTTATCAATGAAAACCATAAGCTAATATCTACACAACAGAGAATGGTAAAATGGGCAAGAGCAGTTAGTGTATATTCAAGAATACTTTTAGGTTTATATGCTGCTGTTAGAGTTGCACGAGCATTTGTTGATTTTGAAAAAACAGCAGAAGCGGTACAATTATTACAACAAAAACTTGAATTCTTAACTGGCGATTCTGGTGCATACAAGAAGCTTTTTGCTATGACTCAAGAAGTTGGCGTCAAGATGGAATCTGCAAATAAAATTATAACTCGTTTTGCAGTCGTAACAAACAGAGCATTTAGTATTGAAACTATGGCTGAGTGGTCAGGTACTCTTATCAAAAGTGCACGAGCTACTGGTACTAGCACCCAAGAAATGACAGGTGCATTAATTCAGATTACGCAAGCAATGTCTGCTGGTAGGTTGATGGGTGATGAGTATCGTTCTGTTACAGAAAATCTACCTTTACTTACCGTTGCTTTGAGAGATATATTTGGTAGAAGCACATCTTCACTTAAAGAATTATCGTCTCAAGGTTTGATAACTAATGAAGTTATGATAGAAGCATTTGGTAGAACAAAAGAATTACTTCAAGGTTTTCCTGATTCTACACAGACGATTGAAGCTGCATTTGGTAGGCTTTCTTCATCATGGGATAATTTGGTATCTCATATATCAGATACAGATTGGGCAAAAAATGTAGCTAATACTATTACTGGTATTTTTACTGGCATTGTTGTGTCTTCGGAAGGAAGTGAATTACTTAGGGCTGAAACTGAATTTGCTAAAGTAAGAAATAAGATTTTTAAACTTAGGTCTACGATAAAAAGCAATCCAATAGATGATTCTAGTGGTTTTATCAAAAAATTGGTGGTTGATTATGCTGTAAAATCTTTAGAAAATTTAACCAAACAATATGATATTTTACAAGAAAAAATATTATTTATACAAGGTATTTCTAAAGGTCAATTAGCCCAGAAAGAAGCAGATAAATTGCTTCAAGCTGAGCGTGAGAAAGATAAAATCTTTAAAAATCAGCAAATAACTTTACGACTTATTGAGAAGATACAACGTGGAGCAACAATACAAACAATAAAACAAAATGCTGTACTTCAAAAAAATCTTTTGATTGAAAAATTACTTAGTAGCGAGGAGTCTGGTAGCGCTGTTGATATTCAACAATTTACTGAACTGGAAAGCACTATTAAGAGTAATGAACAGATTGCAGTACAGAAAGTAATAAATAAAGATATTGACGCTAAACTAAGAGCTAAGGGTTTTTCAACAAAAAATAATATTGATAGAATAAGAGAAGAGTTAGAAACAACAGGTAAAATTACATCTATAAGAAATAAGTTTCTTAAAGATATGAAACAGATTGATTCTGAGGAAGAGGCTAGAAGAATAGCTTTAAGAACAATTGGTGCGGATAAGAAAAGAGGTATTTCTGAGGCCGAAGCAGAAATATTAAGAGCAGACCTTTTAGCTAAAAAACTTAGCGATACAAAGACCCATATAGAAGGTGTAGCATCGGCTATTGAATCTACAGTTAGTGCAGCACAAGCAAATACAGCAAAATTAAAGGGAGATATTACCGCTACATTAGGTTTTGATAAAGCAAAAATTGTTGCTGATTATAAAAATAGTATAGAAGAATTAGGTGTAAAAATAAAACAACTAGGCAATGAACAAGTATATTTAAGTGTAACTGGTAACAAGTTAGATGCTGATACACTAAGATGGATTGAAACATTAAAAAAACAAGCTGATGCGCTTACACAAAAGAAAGAAGATGATTTTACATCTAACCTTGAACAAAAGTTTGATGCTGGTGCAGCAGCAATACGTAAATATGAAAAAGAGGTTATTGCTCTAGATGCTGCAAAAAT